GAGTTTAACACACACGAAGAATGTATCCGCGCCATGAGAGAAGCCGAAATTGTAGTGCAAGCTGAAAATAAACAGCTTGTCTGCATAAAGGACGTGCGTGGGACAATGACGTATGAGGAGAATAGTGATGGCGTTTACGAGCAGGGACTTCCCCTCTTTCCCAGTGTGGAAAGAATTTCGAGAATGTGATTGGTGCGGGCGCACTACACATGGCAAAACTTATTATGATGATCCGGGCACAATCTATTGCACATCGTGTCATGCCCCTCTTGAAGGAAATGGCAAAGACATTCTTAAAGACGATGTCGATAAATATTGTGGGAATAGTTAGTGTCACAAGACCGAAACTTCCACTTTCTTCAACCCCACTTAACTGGGCTGATGAAAATGGAATGTATTCAGAATCTTGGTTGCGGGAGTAGGATTTGAACCTACGACCTTCAGGTTATGCAGTTATACAATAATTTCAATATGTTGTGTAATTATTGCGTGGTAAAGCCCATAACTAGTGTCACTATTATTGTTGACGGATTGCACTTTCGGGTGTATAAAAGCGAGGCCCGCTTCGGGGGGCCGAGCTATAGGGGTAGGTAATGTATTCAAGAGCGGAACAGTACGAGGTTGTAAGCAAGGTCAGGGTCAGGGAAGAAGAAACAAAACGTATTGATTGTCCCTTTTGCGGTGGTAAATATACTCTCACAATTTCCAACAATGATGGTTCACTTGTATGGAACTGTTATAAAGCATCATGCGGAGCCAGAGGTGCTAAAAGAGTTGGATATAGTATTAAAGCTATAAAGAGTAAGTTTGATAAATCATGTAATGGATGTTCAAACTCATGTTGTACGGAAAAGCGTACGTTATCACTTCCAAGTATTAATTCTTCAGTAGAACATCATAAAAATGTTATAACTTATCTTCGTAATAACAATTGTTATAACGCGTACGAAGACAATGCCGTAGAGATTACATATGATCCTGCTAACAACCGGGTATTATTCTGGATGAATAATAATGAAGGTGCAGTAGGACGTACATTAGATAAGAATGCTAAACCCAAATGGCTATCGTATGGAAATACGTCCGGCGTATTAGCCGTAGGAGATAAACCCACCGCTCTTGTTGTTGAAGATGCCGCCAGCGCGTGTGCTGTATACGCTACAGGCGTATATACAGGCGTAGCTTTACTAGGAACCAATATATCGCCAGTACAACGCATACAACTAGGGCGATATCAAAAGATAATTATATGTCTTGACAAGGACGCTAGTAAAAAGGCTATACAAGTAGCTAGGAGTCTTGGGGGTTTTGTTGATACAACGGTTTGCTTTATCCGTGACGACTTCAAATATATGGATGCAAAAACAATATTGGGAGAAGTCAATGAAAGTACGAGGGCTGGTGGTTATTGATTATGATTGCCCGGAAGGGTTTATTCAGGCCGCAGAAGAACAGAAAAAATTACAAGATGCGATAGACGCACTCTGTAGAGGTAACCCAAGAGTGTTACACCACGAAGTAGATATCCGTGAACGTAGGGGTGACCAAAAGCCCGACATCAAAAAGATGAAGTTGCGAGTTAGCTAACTTAGCTAAAATAGCTACTTTTCAAGAGGCCCCGCAATGCGGGGTTTTTTTGTGTTCAAATTTTTGTTGCTAGTGACACTAACTAGTGTATACTTGGTGTCGTTACGAGGCACGAATAAGAGCACTAATATGGAAATGAAAATATTGAAACGTCTGCTCTCGGCAGATTTTTTTACGTCGAACAAAACCAACCTGACCCCTCGGTTGTTTGAAGAAGAGCTAAGAGACATCTACGAATGTATCGCTGAGGGGCATGATAAATATCAGACAGATCTAAGCACAGATGATGTTCTGGCTATCTGGGAAAAGAACAACCCAGTAGCTACCCGCGCTGAAAATGACACCGTATCAGATCTAATCAAACGCATTGAACGTGAAGAGCCTTTGAATGAAGGCGTGGCTCAAGATTTATTGAAAGAGCTATGGAAGCGTCATGTAGGTCACAAGATTGCTAACTTAGGTATTGAGCTCACTGAGGGCGTACCGGATGCGATGTCACGTTTGTCCACTCTACTGGACAATGTTCGTGAAGGCGTAATGCCAAACGATTTCGGTGAAACAACCACCAAAGATATAGAAGAGCTTCTTCGCCTCACTTCAGATGATGCGCGTTGGAAGTTCAACATCAACACACTATCACGCAACGTCTACGGGATCGGCCCTGCCGAATTCGGAACAATCTTCGCACTACCTGAGACAGGTAAATCAGCCTTCGCAATCTCTATCACTTGTGGCCCCGGTGGCTTCTGTGAACAGGGTGCGAAGGTTTTGTATTTAGGGAACGAGGAAGAGACACGGCGTACTATGCTTCGGGCTATGCAAGCTTGGGGCGGCATGACGCGTGAAGAAATTGTGCAAGATCCGATGTCCGCCCGGACAAGGTTCAAAGCAATCGAAGACCGTCTTGAAATGAAAGACATTCAAGAATGGGATCTGCAAAAGATTGAGGCATATGTCGAGCATATGTCAGCGGACGTAGTTATCATCGACCAAGGTGATAAGGTTCATATCAATGGTCAGTTTTCAGCGTCACATGAAAGACTGCGTGAACTGTATCGATCACTCCGTGAATTAGCCAAGCGTCAGCAATGCGCTGTCATTACCGTATCGCAAGCATCCAATGAGGCTCGCGGCCGTACTCGTTTGTCAGGCTTCGACATGGAAGGATCTAAGATTGGTAAGATGGCCGAGCTTGATCTGTGTATCGGCATTGGCAAACACGAGGCCGGGGATGTGGACGACACTGACCCCGATAACACTCGTTATCTAACCATTTCCAAAAACAAACTCTCTGGATGGCACGGCACCGTGATCTGCAACATCCAGCCACAAATTAGTAGATATGTTGAGTAAGTTGGCAATGAAGGTACGACTAAGTAGGCAGGACAGCCATACGTCCGAAATTATGGGAGCCGATACTGTCGCGCTCTGTAAGATGCAAGGGTTTAACCCACGTCTAGAAAACGAGAGACAATCAAGGGAAGAGGCTAACGCATTCGGCTACAAAGCTGAGTTTGCTGTAGCGCGTCTGTTCAATGCAGAACCCCCGGTGATCAATGTTCTTTCAGACGGCGGCGTTGATCTCTGGCTTGATGGAATTCCAGTAGATGTAAAATTCACGAACGAAGAGCAAGGGCCTCTCATCTTTGACACGATGCAGAAGTTCCGTGCTGAAATCGCCATTCTGGTTGGCCGTACAGATGACGAGGACGTGATGTCGGTAAACGGCTGGGTCACAAGAAAAGTGTTCAAGGAACAGTCCCAGAAGCATGACTTCGGGTACGGGGAACGCTTGTTCATGTTCGCCACAGAAATGCAACCAATAGAAACATTGTGGCGGTTTCTAGCAGAACGAAAATGGGGAGTAGAATGAAGATAATAGTGTTTGATTTGGAAACAACCGTACAGCGAGAAAACGGAATAATTGATAACAGTCCGTTCCATCCTAAGAACAGAATGGTAAGTGCTCACTGGCTAATGATTGAAGATGGGGTGTTAGGTAAACCTCAAAGCCGTGTGTTCTTTCACAACGAAATCGAAAGCTCTGACAAACCAGATGATTTTATTCAGGCGTTGAAGTCCGCTGATCTTGGCGTGGCCCACAATGCAAAATTCGATTTGTTGTACTTATTGGAATCCGGTCTGCCCATCCCAGCTAAAATGTATTGCACCATGATTGGTGAGTACATCTTTGCCCGGGCTAGACAGATTAGTAAGTCGCTTAAAGCTACAGCCGAACGTCGTGACGTGACGCGTAAGAAATCTGAGTTAGTCGATGAAATGTTCAAAGGTGGTACTGGTTTTGAAGCCATGCCTTTGGACGTGGTGATTGAATACGCTGAAGCAGATGTACAGTCATGCGCTGAAATTTATTTGGATCAGCAAGAAGACCTAAATAAAGACTCAAATAAGGGTCTTAAACCAGTCTTTGAACTGATGAATGAAATGATGATGTTTCTTTGCGAGATCGAATGCAACGGCATCAAGATTGATATGGACGCTCTCAACAAGGTGGAGAAAGACTTCCTTGAAGAGAAAGAGACAATCGAAAAGACACTCAAAGATATTGTTACATCCGTGATGGGCGATACGCCTATTAACCTGAACAGCGGCATCGACATGACCAAGGTGGTGTACAGTCGTTATGTGCACGATAAGGAATACCACAAGCGGGCGTTTAATATCGGCGTAGGCTGGAACGGTAAGCCTCTATACCCACCTAGAATGAGCCAGTCTCAGTTTGCCAACACGGTAAGGAAAAGTACCCGTAGGGTAATGAAGACAGTCGCATATCATTGCGATCCTTGCAAAGGTAAGGGGAAAATCCAGAAGTACAAAAAAGATGGTACGCCTTGGATCAACTTAACCAAATGCACAAGTTGCGACGGTCAAGGGTTCACGTTGATGGAGACTGGTCAAGTAGCTGGTCTAAAGCTTGTGCCTGAAGGGCCTAACGACGCATCGATCAACGGGTTCAAAACAGATAAGACAACCATTGAACGTCTTATTGCTCAGGCTGAACGTAAGGATAATCTCGAAGCGATACAGTTTCTAACTGGCATCCGTAGACTGAATGCTATCAACACTTATCTTGATAGTTTTGTCACTGGTATCAAAACCTACACACGGCCGGATGGAATACTACACGCTCAGTTTAACCAGACAACCACCCGTACAGGCAGACTAAGTTCAAGTAACCCGAACTTCCAGAACCAGCCCCGTGGCGGTACCTTCCCGGTTCGTCGTTGTGTTATATCCCGGTTTGATGGCGGGGAAGTATTAGAGGCTGATTTTTCTGGCCTTGAATTTAGAGTGGCTGGGGAACTATCACGAGATCCACAGATCATTGAAGATATTTTGGGTGGTAAGGATGTTCACAAACAGACTGCCTCAATCATTAACCAGATTAGTACTGATGAAGTAACGAAAGATCTTCGCCAAAAAGCGAAGGCTTATACGTTTGCACCACTATATGGCGGGCTTGGAATGTCAGAGCCCCCTCATGTGCAGACGTACTTCAAAGAGTATTTCAATATTTATCAGGGCCTGAAGCGTTGGCATCAGACTTTGATGGATGGCGTGTTGAAGAATGGAATTGTCCGGATACCTTCCGGGCGTGAATTCTTTTTTCCAGACGCTAAACGATTGCGTGGTGGCCGGATAACTAATGCTACGGCAGTGGTTAACTACCCTGTGCAATCATTCGCGACAGCGGACATTGTTCCATTGTCGTGTGTTCGCGCTTTGCGTGAATTTATTAAGCTCAATCTCCAAAGCAAATTGATGCTTACGGTGCACGATTCAATCGTTGTGGATGTGTTTCCCGGAGAGAAAGAAAAGGTTGTGAAGGCTCTGAAATGGGCCATGAGCGACGTTTCTGAAGAGCTTGAAACTAGGTTCAATTACAAACCTGTCTTGCCTCTCGACATAGAGATGGAAGCGGGGGCGAATTGGATGGATAAGGCCGTAGTTAGTGTTGACTGATGACACTAATAAGGGTAAATTGTAAATCTTACTAAGGAGAAAACTATGGGCGAATTAGCCGTTGTTGATAAAGCTGAAGAGCATAAACTAGCCGCTCTCCTCGGGGCTAACGATAAGCCTCAAGCGAGTGCAGACCGCCTTCCTATGTTGAAGGTAAACACGATGCGTAAGGACGCGCAGGGCCGGAAGATTGAACAGGGATTGTTCTATCTAAACGGAATGGACGAACCCGTTTACGCTGAGAAGGTACGCATCCGCGTATTGTCGCAATTGTTCCAGTGGATTCATTATGATCCGGAAGAGAACAAGGTAGTAAACAAAACGCTACTGATCCCGAACTTCCGTTGTGAAGCTCGTGATATGAAGGGTGGCGAACGATGTGGTAAACCGCCATCGAAAGTACTACGCGAGTTGCCTAAAGAAGAACAAAAGAAGTACACGGATATCAAATGCTTCCGTCAGCTTCGTACACTTGTTTCTTACACAGGCAAAGATGCGGATGGAAATGAGGTGACTGTAGAGAACGAACCTGCTATAATGTTATTGAAGGGATCGAACTTTTCCCCATTCGAGGATGAGTTCATCAAGTCAATTCCAAAAGGCGCGAATTTCTACGACTACTGGTGTGATGTGACGGCAGAAGAACTGCAAAACGGTTCTGTTATTTACTACGTCATGCATTTCAAACCAGACCTCAAGAAAACACTTCCTATCGATCAAGATACATTCGACACCATGACACACATGGCTGGAATGATTAAGCGCGAGAATGAAGTGATTGAGCGTTCGTACCAGAAGTCTCTTCGTGAGGGACAACTGGATACTGATGCAATTGACGCTGTATCTGAAGTAGTTGGCGACGATCTGTCCGCAGATCTCGAAGACGATCAATAACTCTGGGAACCGAGGGGGGCTTTGTGCCCCTCTTTTTTCCCTCTGAGAAAAGGAGTTATTATGTCTATATCTACATTAGAAGCGCAAATACGCATGACAATGGACAAGTTGTCCAACGGTGAACCAGTCGAATGCAAAGACGAATGGATCGAAGCCGCTGGCGAAATGTTCAAAGAAGGCTTGCGTAAGCAATTAAATAGGAAGCCGGAACCTTTCCGGTTGCGTATGAGCAACATTGGGCGACCTGTCTGCCAACTCCAAATGGAGAAAGCGGGCAAAGAGAAGTCTAAGTTGCCGTATAATCACATAGTAAGGATGATGCTTGGCGATGCAGTTGAATGCATTGTTGAGGTTCTGTTGCGTGTTGCAGGTGCCAATATCACCGGGGGTAAGTCCCAAGCGAAGTTTGATATCGCTGGTACTACCATTGAAGGTGAGAACGATATTGAAATCGATGGCATGACCTTTGACACAAAGTCTGCTTCACCTTGGGCTTATGATAATAAGTGGCAAGATGGCTGGCATGGCGTAGCTAAGGATGATGCATTCGGGTATACAGCCCAATTGCTAGGCTACTCTAAGGGCACAGATACCGGGCTTGGCGGCTGGATTGTTGTCAATAAAAGCACAGGAGAAATTCGTGTTGTAGAAGCTACACCGAATACTCAGGAAATTCAGGAGTTGGAGTCCCGAATTGCAGAGACAATTCACAAGGTAGATTTCGATGAGAAATTTGAAAGATGCTTTGAGCCAACAAATGAACTTTTCCGAGGTAAGCCCACAGGCAATAAACGTCTGCATACGACGTGTACGTTTTGTCCGTACATGAGAGAGTGCTGGCCTGACGCCGAGTATCAGCCACAGACGGGATCTAAAGCACAGAGCCCACGACATTACTGGTACACGGATTACAAAGCAGATGAGACAAAATAAAAATAACCCCCGGGCTAGGGCCATCGCAAATGGCTATAGATCGGGGCTTGAGGAAAAAGTACAGATAGATCTAGAAAAGCGTGGGGTTGATGCGGAATATGAATGCTTCCGTATCCCTTATGTTATTCCGCAGAGTGATCATTATTATACCCCTGACTTTCTTCTTCCTAATGGTATCGTAATCGAAACTAAGGGGCGGTTCACAATAGAAGACCGCAGGAAGCATTTGCTTCTTAAAGAGCAATACCCTGACTTAGATCTTCGGTTCATCTTTACCAATAGTAACGGCAAAATCCGTAAAGGATCGAAAACTACTTACTCCATGTGGTGTGAGCGGTACGGCTTTGCGTACGCCGATAAACTTGTTCCGTTGCCGTGGATTAAGGAACGGAAAAATAGAGCTTCATTGAAAATTATTAACGGATTGAGAAATATATGACGCAACATGATGGCCCTATACCAAACGCCGTATTTATGGAAATCGCTGTAGATGAAGAAGGCAGGTTGCTCTTCAGTGGGGGGTTTAGCTTTGATGAAGATTACCCCGAAGATACTATGCAATTCCTACAGGATTTGTTGGCGGGTGTGTACGCCATCATCAACACTCAAACTGACAATGTAATAGCCGCTGGGAAGATCGTCAGATCCGCTCCGGGCTTTGATGGTTTTGACTATCCGGATGAAGAAGAAACGGATGTCGAAATAATCTTCGAGCCAGACGAAGAACTGGTCAAGAAGATGAAGAAGAGCAATCAGGATAAGACCCTGAATGTTATTAAATTTGACCCAACAAAACATAGGAAACACTGATGAGCGAAAAGGAGAAAACAATCTATGCTCACTCATACCCCTTCGATACCGTAGTCAAAGACTCTGTCTCGGGCCAGACGGTCAATATCGCTAAAAATACTCAGCGAGCCGAAGTGGATATGGTGAACCATCCACCGCACTACACAAAACACCCTTCGGGCGTGGAGTGCATTCAAGTAACTGAACACATGAACTTCAATCTCGGAAACGTCGTCAAATACATTTGGCGTTGTGAGGAGAAACACGAGGTTCCTCTTGAAGACTTAGAAAAGGCTGAGTTTTATCTGAAGAGAGAGATAGCCCGCCGTAAGAAGAAAGCGGGTTCTCTATGAAACATACTCATCAATTTACTTGGTTCACTTTATTTGACCAAGAAGAGTGCGATAGTGTCTGCAAATTTATGTCCGAACAGGAGACATCAAAGGGGCAGGTGCTATCATTAAAACCATCATTAAGAGATAGATTAGCTAGGAACTGTAAGCTGGCTTGGATTCCTATGGATGTACAGACTTCGTGGATGTACTTGAAGATCCGGGATCAAGTGATGCACTTAAATGACCGTTGGCTAAACTTCGATCTTAATGGTGAAATCGAGGCCCTTCAGTATTTGGAGTACGGCTTTGGTCAATTCTATAATTGGCACACCGACTCCGGGCACGATGAAGTAGCAACTAGAAAACTAACCTGCATCATACAGCTTTCAGATCCATCTGATTACGTCGGCGGTAGACTTCAAATCGATTCACAAACGCATTTACCTAACGGTAATTTTGTGAAGTACGCGCCAAAGGCCAGAGGTACTGCAATTATCTTTCCATCTCATTTGAGACACATCGCACGTCCAGTGCTGTTGGGAAGACGTAAAGCTTTGGTTGCGTGGTTTAGAGGAAATCAACCGCTGAGGTAACAATGATACAATTAAAATTAGATCTAGAAAAAGACGAACTGTTTGACGAACTGGGCCTTAATCGGCTTAGAGAAAGTTATATGCGTGATGAAGAGGAATCTCCTCAAGAGCGGTTCGCCTTCGTTGCTGGGGCCTTTGCTTCAAACGAAGAACACGCACAGAAAATTTATGATTACGCCAGCAAACATTGGCTGTCGTTTTCTACGCCTATTCTATCCTACGGCCGTAGTAATAAAGGCTTACCTATCTCATGCTTCCTGTCATATCTTGACGACAGTGCTGAGGGGCTAGTTGATACCTATGGTGAAGTCTCTTGGCTATCGATGCTTGGGGGCGGTGTAGGAATTCATGTGGGTATCCGTGGTGCAGACGAAAAGTCTGTCGGTGTTATGCCCCACTTGAAAACGTATGACGCAGGATCTCTGGCGTATCGTCAGGGCCGTACTCGTCGGGGTTCATACGCGGCGTTCCTAGATATCAATCACCCGGATATTCTGACATTTATTGAAATGCGTAAGCCGACAGGTGATCAGAACTTCCGTACACTAAACTTGCATCATGGTGTTAACCTCAGCAATGAATTCATGGAACTTATCGAAGCGTGTATGCGCGACGAAAACCACGATGATAGCTGGCCGTTAATTAACCCTAATAATGGTCAAGTGACTGAGGTTATATCAGCCCGTGATCTATGGATGCGTCTACTTGATATCCGTATGCAAACTGGGGAACCGTATTTTATTTTCCTAGATACGGCTAACGCCCATATGCCTGAGTGGCTTAAAGCTTTGGGGCTAAAGATTAACGGATCTAATCTGTGTACTGAGATATTCTTGCCTACTGATACTAAGCGTTCGGCAGTCTGTTGTCTGTCTTCATTGAACGTGGAGTATTACGACCTCTGGAGCAAAGACCCAGAGTTTATTCCGGCGATCATGGAATTCCTCGACAATGTACTACAGCATTTTATTGATAACGCCCCCAAACACGTCCACAGAGCCGTCTACTCAGCGATGCGAGAGCGTTCTATTGGTATTGGTACCCTCGGGCTACACGCGTACTTCCAAAAGAAAAACATTCCGCTCGACTCGCCGATGGCGAAAGTGATGAACAAACAGATCTACACGCACATTAGTGATCAGTGTAGTAAAGGTGACGCACAACTATGTGAGAAACGTGGCCCCTGCCCGGACGCGGCCGAGGTTGGTGTTAACCGTCGTTTCAGTCATTGGACTGCTATCGCACCTAATGCATCTAGCTCCTTGATTATGGGTAATACATCCCCATCTATTGAGCCTTATCGCGCTAATGTATTTAGGCAGGACACTCTGTCAGGCGCGTATATACAGAAAAACAAATTTCTCAAGAAAGCACTTGCGGACTTGGGTTTAGATAACAGCAAGACGTGGGCTTCAATTACAGCGCACGATGGATCTATCCAGCACTTAGAAGACATCCCTGAAGATATCAAAGAGGTGTTTAAGACTGGTAATGAAATCGACCAGCGTTGGCTAATTGAACTAGCCGCAGACCGTCAGCCGTACATCGACCAAGGCCAGTCGCTTAACTTATTTTTCCGTCCAGACGTGAACATCAAATACCTACACGCCTGTCATTTCCTTGCATGGAAGCAGGGGCTCAAGAGCCTCTACTACTGTCGTTCAGACAAGCTCCGTAAGGCCGACAAGGTGGGTATGCAAATTGAGCGTAAACGACTTGAGGATGATATAAACCTGACGGCAATCGCGGACGGCGATGCTTGTCTAGCTTGCGAGGGATAAATGGTAAAAAAACTAAAATTAACCGACGTACGGGATTTCTATAAACCGTTTAATTATCCTTGGGCATTCGATGCATTTCAGGCTTCTGAACAAATGCATTGGCTATGGACTGAAGTTCCCATGCTTGAGGATACAAAAGATTGGCGCAATCGTCTGTCTAAAGAGGAACAGGATTTTCTAACTAAGATTTTCCGGTTCTTTACTCAGGGGGATATTGATGTCTCTGGGGCCTATGTAAACAATTATCTGCCTGTATTTCCACAGCCTGAGATCCGTATGATGCTATCATCTTTTGCGGCTCGTGAGGCTATCCATGTGGCGGCGTACAGTCATTTAATTGAAACTCTAGGGATGCCTGAAAGCACCTATAATGAGTTTCTTGAATACGCTGAGATGGCTGAGAAGCATGACTACTTCAAGGATCTGCAAGGGGATGAAGATCTACCTGCACAGATTGCTGGTTTCAGTGCGTTCACGGAAGGTATGCAATTGTTCTCCAGCTTCATTATGCTGTTGAACTTTACCCGTCACGGAAAGATGCGGGGCATGGGTCAGATCATCGCTTGGTCAATTGCTGACGAAACTCTGCATACGGAAAGTATGATAAAATTGTTCCGTACCTACGTTCAGGAGAACCGTAGTGTTTGGAATGATGAGCTTAAAGCTAAGATTTACAGCATTGCTGAAAAGATGGTGGATCTAGAAGATCAATTCATCGATTTGGCTTTCGGCGTAAATGAAATGGAAAACTTAACCAAGGATGAGGTTAAGCAATACATCCGTTACATCTGCGATAGACGCCTCATCGCGCTGGGCATGAAGGGGATCTTCAAGGTCAAGCAGAACCCATTGGAATGGGTGGACGGTATGTTGGGCGTAACTCATACCAATTTCTTTGAGAATAAATCGGTGGATTACGCGAAGGGTGCCCTGACTGGAGATTGGGGTGAAGTATGGGGCTCAACTGAGCAAACTGAAAAGGAAGAAGAAAATGTCAATTGATGAACTAACAAAAGCAATTGAAACGTGGGGTACAGGGAAAGGCATTCTTCCTCACCCAAACCCCATCGCTCAATTTAAGAAAACTCAAGAAGAAGTTAACGAGCTTCTTGATGGCATTAAGAAAGAAGATCTCGACGAGATTAAAGATGCTATTGGCGATATTTTCGTCACTCTCGTTATGCAAACGAAAGCATGGAACCTCACAATGGCTGAGTGTATTGAAAGTGCTTACGATGTAATCAAGATGCGTACTGGCAAAATGGTTGACGGCCAATTTATTAAGGACGCGGAATGATTAAGATATATGGAACTACAGGCTGTCCTTCGTGCAAGCAAGCCGTGTCGCTGTGTAAGTCGAAGGAATTGGAGTATCTGTATATTGATATGATGGAAGACCCGAAGACGATGGATGCTCTCGTATCCTTCATCGGTAACTTCCGCAGTGTGCCTCAGATCTTAGTAAATGAGGTTCACGTCGGGGGTTTTGAAGGGTTAGTTAAACACCTCAACAAAGGAGAATAGTATGTCCGATAAAAAGGAAAAGAACGCTCCGTCGGCTGTTGATAAACTACTCGACGAGTGTAAAGGAACGATGGCGAATTGCATCGTGGCGGGAATGGATGATAAGGGTAACGTGATTGTGCGTAGCTCAATGTCTAACCTACCATTTATGCATTGGATGCTTAATCGTTCTGTATTTGAGCTAGGTCTTTTTGAGAAGCAGAATATTGCTAATCAAAATGAAAAAACCCCAGAGTCAAAAGTTGACGCTGAGGCTAAGTAAGCTTAAAATGTAATTGCCCGTTTTAGCTAGTGGGCTGGCTCCTGTCTCCGTCTAACCAACGGGTTAAAAGGCAGGGGCCTCTTTATTTGCGGTTGTAGCTCAACTGGATAGAGCGTCGGTCTACGAAACCGAAGGTTGAGGGTTCGATTCCTTCCAACCGCGCCATCACTCACTAGGTGGACGGGGATTTAATAGGGCGTCCTGTGTTTGTTGGAACATATCCCGGTTAGCCTTGTACGCCATTTCAGCATCCATCAACTGTACCAAGAATTCCTGTTCACTAGGCTCGTTATCTTCTGAATATACACCGGATTTGATTAACCACTGACGGAGCAACATTGCATTGTCCGGGTTAACGGTACCATCTCTATTTGTTACACGAGTAGCCACTTCAATGAAGTAATCTGGATCTGCCAACAACCTATCCATCACCTTAGCCACTTCATCCGGCATAAAGCTTCTCTGAATAAGTCCTGTTGCACCAGATCTAATTCGTGCACCTACTCGGCTCAGAACACCCATTGTGAGGGTTACTGTACGATTTACTGCCGCAATAGCCTCTTGTGTCTCTGCGGTGCCTGACGACACTCCTACAGTCTTAACATTTCGGCTACGTTGCGCCAAACCTGCTTCACCTAGAATTCCACGAATTGCTGTCATAACCAGAGGCTGGTCTTGGAATACAGCTTCGCCGTAATCTAGAATATAAGTTAAATCATTCTCAACCTTATTGAGTGCGCCGAGACTAACCATACGGTTGTCGCCAGCTTCACGAGTAGCAGTCAGGAAGTTCTCACGAACGTAACGCGAATACGCCGCTTTCATCCCATCCATTACCAAAGGATTACCACTGGCCTGAGCCCTTGTGATAATGTCCGCCAGAGGGCCTTCCATCGCCGTAATAGCACCGTCTGCGTCACGAGTGACACGCAATGCATTTGCATTACCAAATAGGGAACGGAATGACTCGTAGCCATTTACATTTGGAATACCCGCTGAAGAGAAGAATGCATCTAACTCACGGGTGTATATACGGTCAGCCGCCGCTTGCGCCGCTTCTTGAGCCGCCTTCAATTCAGCTTCTAGGACTGTACGATCCCCTCGTGCAGTACGAAGTGTTTCAATTAGATTGTCGAGTTTAGCGGCATCTTCCGGGAAGTTATTCCTTAAAATACTCGCATATTCGGTTAATGTTCCTCGTATGTCGGCAATATTCACATTTCCTAGTTGGCTAGGATCATCTAGTCGGTTTGCTAGAGTAGTTAGCGAGTCACCAATAATATAATCGACTACATCAGATGCACTCTGCCCACTTTCAGGACGATTGAGCAATTCAATCATATTGCCTACTACTTCACGGTTACGGTTATTCAAAACATCCGTGATAGCATTTCTTGATTCATCAAGATAACGAGGCTGTTGAATTCCCGTATCACCTCGGCCGATAGTTTCTCGGCGTAGGCGTCCTACTGACTCTAGAACACTTCCATCATCCCAGTATTTAGCCCAGTCATTTTTGAAGTAGTTCATAGCCGTTTCAGCGGCTTCTACTGTTTCAGTGTCACCAGTTTCACGAAGGTATGTGATAGCGTCGTTATCAATCCACCGTTTGAATTCAATTAGTGTTTGAGCCGCGCCTTGTTCAGGTGCACTCGCATTAGGCCCTGTCATACGGCCAATTGTATCTGAGAGACTTACTCGTACATCTGTGAATAGACGGGCAAAGTCCAATCCATTCTCTGAGGCCCATGCGGTTACACGTTCACGCATTGCCTCTTCAGTTTCCCGAACCATAGTGCCATCCGGGCCTTCAATCATCTTAGGCTGGATTTCACGCAGTAGACGGCCAAACAATGCATCACCCGGCAATGCCGAAGCCGCAATGTCTAGTTGTCCGGGCTGTAGGCTTTGTAGTGTAGTGATCATATCATCTACATCAACACCCCCACCCTGAACTGCATTGAACAACTCGTTCTTACGAGCGTCCATAATACGGCTTGCTTCAGTTAATCTTCCACGAAGACTATCCGCCGCTTGGTTAGCACCTGCGGTGATTTCAATACCAGTAGCGCGTTCTAACTCACCAACTTTAGAAATAAGCCCAGCATCTTCTCGAATAAGCGTATTCAGGCTTTCGTCTAGTTGTGCAATTCGTTGTTCTACATTACCAACAACAGCATCTGCTACATTGACTTCATCAATACCTGACGCGGCAATTTGATCTGAGGACTGGTTAATGGCATTAGAACCACCCAGATTTCCTTCCATCTGTGTAGTAGTATCATCTAAAGCTCTCTGAGGTTGCCCTTGAGCAATTGTAGTCTGTGGAGCGTTACCACTATTAGTGACGCCTTTACGGACGCCTTGAGCTCTTAGAATAAGCTCTTGTGCACCTTCAAAGTCCCCAGCATCAATAGCACGTTCAATAGCACTCATTGTGTCTGCGGTGTACATAATGTCATCCGCCAGACCGTCAGGTATTTCTAGGAATACGTCTTTATTTTCTTCTACAAGCTTAATAATTTCTCGACGAGCCGCTTCCATACTAGCGGGGTCATCTGTGACGCCTGTCAGTTTATTTAGAATTTCTCTTGCAAGCGCATCTTCCCGTGCGGATGGACGACCTAGTTTAGATAGTGCGTCTGCGCCTGTAATTGACCACGCGAAACGAACACCCCAGCTTAAACCCTGAATACCAGTTTCCAGTGTCTTACCAACCGCCATCGCATCCATAAGGATATTAGCTCGGTTAGCCAGCACTCGGTTATATTCTTCAGATCCGGGTTCAGCTTCTACCCCTCGTAGGAGAGGAAATACATCCTGTAGGCCACCGAACATTGCGTTCTGGCCCACAAACAAACTACCACCATCGGAACTCGCCCCGGCTGAAGCACCAGCTTCAAAGGCTAAGAACCGCATTAGGTTTCTGCCTCGGCCACCCCATTGCACAAGTTTAAGCGCGGCGGTTCCCGGTACCATCATTGAGGTACCTTCCATGATCAAGGCATCTGAAATACTATCGCCCGGAACAGCTTTAGCTATGTTCTCCTGAGCGGCTTCTGTGAATGGTGTACGACCACCAAACAATGAAGCATTTTGAAAATCTTCATCACTTAACCCGGCAATCTCTTCTGGATTTTTCCAATCAGGGTTAAAGCGACCATTCTCGTCAAACCAAAACATTTGGCCGACATTTTCTTGCATAAAGTTACGGCCAGCATCGATACCTGCACCTGCAAGTTCAGCAACATTACCAACCATGTTACGAATACCAGCACCCATAGTTTGGCCTAGACCGGGGTCATAACCGCCGCCAAGCAGGCTTGATTCTGGTTGTGGTACAACTTTATTATTATAAATTAGGCGACCATCTACACCACGCGTACTGTCTGGGTGGTTACGATACATTTCGTAACGACGCCATGCTTGAGCATAACCAGATGAATCAAACATCCCGGTATCCTCAATATCATCGTACATTGTCCATTCTGGATCAGGTAACTTGTAATTACCCCACCCCATCAAACCAGCGTCGTGGGCTTTATCCAATGTCGCAAATGGGGATGCTGGTGGGCTATCTCCATCACTAGTAGACGTATTATCTCCTGATGAGCCACTAGAAGTACCCTCGCTTACTACAAATGGGTTATTCTCATCCGCAGTGACCGAATTACCGTTACCATTGGCTGTATCCTCTTCATTACCATTAGTAATGATGAATGGATTATTTTCGATTACTTCGTTCTCTTCAGCCATGTTTATTGGTTCCCGGTCATAAGTGTTTGCGCTCGTGCTTTCATCGATTCAGGAACAGCATCTATGCCATAGTTATCCACGAAGAATTTAAGCAAGTTGTCGGCCATCTGAGTTTCAGATCCTTCAACATTCGCAAAGTTGTTAATGTACGCAGTAGCCTGTTCAATAGGCATTAGCTGTGGGCCGTTGCCCCCAGTGTTTTCATTTCCGCCACTACCCTCTACGCGAGGTGGTACTAGCTGGAAGTCACCATTAAGAATTCGATAACCTGTAGCTAGACGCGAATCCGCATTGTCACTTGTCAATTGTGTATCAATGCTTACACCCGCTGTACCGTCACCAAGTGGGTTCCACCCACGAGCATTCTCGAATGCTGTAATAGCAGGGTGATTGTTCACATCTGCCCATTCATCGCGCACAGACTGCACACTGTCATTCACATATGATACAAGAGCGGTTGAGAATGTATCTGCATCACTACTTGCATTAATCATAATAGATAGACGTTCAAAGTCTTTGTTAGACATTGCCTGTCCTGTTTGACCTTCAAGGCCACCAGAACGGAATGCCATCAATAGAATTTTTGCATTAAAAATCCGTGTTTGACGAGCAATACGCTCAGTCTCAGATCCTAAAGATAGAATATCCTCGCGAGATGTACTTGCTAGAGAAGTAAGGCTTTCACCTTCACGCAAGAAGCCGCCATTACGAAGTTCACGTTCGTAATCTGTTAGAGATATTTGTTCTCCTGAACCCATGAGATCTTCAGCGATAGAAACCGCTGTGTTCAATTCACGGATAAAGCTTACACCACCTGCGGCAACATTTGCCATAGTAGTAAGTACACGGGGCTCATCTTGAACAATTGTTACAAGGTCACCTGCCAAACGAACTGCGCGTAGTGCGCCTCGCTTATTGGTGTTGTATGCATTTATTTCAGAGTTAATAGATGTAATTACACCCTGACCACGGTTAAGTTCTGTTTCGTCAATAACACGGTAACCATCCCCTAGTGCTTCACCAGCGGAGTTAACATATGTTGGAGTATCCGGACTGTCTGCACCACCGGGTCTTACATACCCTGTTGTACGTTCAAATGTGCCATCTTCATTTACTTTGATAAACTGAACTTGATCTCCTGAACTACGAGCAAGAGAGTCTGCTACTTTGGTACTAAGAATTTGATCAATACGATCTTTAGCTTCTCTAATTGCGTCAGGATTAGGGTTTTCAGCGCGTTCAAGTTCACGCAATACATCGTACGCTTCAATAAGAGTTGTAGGACGATTGTTGTCATTGCTTGGGATCAAACGCATTGCCTCAATAAGGATAGGCAATTCAGTTTCCCTAAACACTTGTAGTGCCGCTTGTGCTTGAGGAGAAGCATTTGGCATAGCGGCCGCCAAAGAAAGTCTAGTGAATCGACTAGCGACATACGCTTCCGTAATAGTGTCCGGAATCTGGTTGTCGTTAGCAAAGATATATTCAGTAAGTTGCTGTACTGCGTCGTTATCTTGTGCAATTTGCGCGGCGATCAATCGACCACGGGCGTTAGATACAGTTAAAGACGCGTAGTCTTTATACTGTTCAGGCATTTGATCAGCAATGTAGGCTTGAATAGTTGTAATTGCTTCTTGATTATTATCTCGTTGAGCGGCAATCAGACGGCCCTCTGCGTTAGAAGTCGTCATTGTCTCATATTGAAGATACGCGGCTGGTTTATCAGGTTCCTGCATAGACAAACCAAGTGTACGAATAGCCACTGCCTGATCTGGATTACCGCCAGCAATAGCCGCCGCCTCAAATGCTTGCCAATTATCCCTACGGATTTTAGATAGATCCATATAGTCCGGAGTATTTTCTTCATCCGGTGCTGGTACAAACCCCATAGTCATAGTCATGTTTGTTGGGCTGTACCCTTGCATGACCTGATTATAGTATTCACGGCTGATGCCTAACTGTTCTGTTAGACGAGTAATTGTACGTTCGTTAGCCGCTGTAAGTTCTGGAGAACCTTGACCATCACTATCAGTAGACGCGTTCGGGTCAATAACCTGACCATTACCATCACCTGTTGGAACAGTACGATCAAAGTGAGCATTGATAGCATTCGCAGACCACGACAATGCTTCAGGCATAGTACCTGTCTGTTCGCCGTTTGCGTCATACCACCAGAAGCGGTTACGATCACCACGCATATCAGCGTGAATAGTGTTGTTACCTACACCAATACCACGAATACCATTTTCGGATAGCGCAGTAATGATTTCAGCACGTTGCTCTGGGCCATATTGAGATACGTCAATATCGAATGCATTACCGTTGTGGTTAGTTTCATTTTCACCACGTTGTGCGGAATTAACGCCAATACTTTCAATCTCAAGGCTTTTAAATGCATTAGAAACGGCCGCAATAAGTTCTGGACGCTGTCCTTCAAGGGGGCTTCCTGTACGACCCTGATTAGCCGCGTAATCCGTGTATACGAAGTTAATAGGCTGACCCAACATAGCGTTAGTCTGACTATCCAAACCAGCACCTTCGACACTTGCTTGAGCGTCGTTAGAGAATGGTGCGGCGTCAGTGCTAACAGCATTAACATCCGCTGTAGTTTCATTTGCTGGCTGAAGAACACGGAATGAACCTGACATCAGGTCATCACGGATGTTTTCCATCGTACGACCTTGACGAAGCCAGTTATACACGTTCGGGATTGCTGATGGGCTTACGCCTAGTTCAGTCACTACATCGGTTGCGTCACGAAGACGTTGAGAGTCCTCAGAGCGAGCCGAGTTATAATTCTTTAGTTGGTCTTGCCAAGATTGTAGTGCAGTCTTGAATTCAGACTCTTTCCTAGCTTCTGTTCGTTTAACAGACGCATCGTAAGCTGGTACGAAACCTGCGGCAAAACCTGTAGCAAAGTCGTCAAAAAATCCAGCCATTACACTTCATCCTCTTCCATATCAGGTTCAACAACATCATCTGTGCCGTACCCCAACATGGCATTCTGTTCGTCTTCTGGTGCCATAGACATCAGACCACCGCCCGTATCTCCCTGTGGAGCGGTTGCTTTAATATCTTCAATTTCGTCTGCTACTGCGCCCTGAGC